TACATTGAAGTTCTCGCAAAAAAGGTGGTGGCAACCAGTGGCAAAAGCTGAAATCCAAATGCCCGAAGATTTCTTGCGCAGGCTATCCCAGCTTGGCGCAAAGAGCGATGAGATCGCGGAAAAGATGCTGGAGGCAGGCGGCGAGGTTATGTTGGCGAAAGTGAAAAGCGGACTTTCCGCCGTGGTCGGCAAAGATACCCGCTACCCGTCAGAAAGCACCGGAGAGCTGGAGCGCTCGCTCGGTTTGTCCCCTGCAAAGCTGGACAGGAACGGCAATCACAATATCAAGATAGGTTTTTCAGAGCCGAGAACGGACGGCGGCAGCAACGCTATGATCGCAAACGTTTTGGAATATGGTAAACACGGACAACCGGCAAAGCCATTTCTGAAACCCGCGAAATCATCTGGCAAAGCGGCAGTCGTGGAGGCGATGAAGAAAACATTCGAGCAGGAGGTCAGCAAGCTATGAGCGTACTTGCAGATATTCAAAAAACGCTGGCGTCGCTGGATATTCCCATCGAAACAGGCGTATTCACAGAACAGGCACCATCACAGTATATGGTGGTGGTACCGATGAACGACACGTTTGCACTTCATGCAGACAACTCACCCACAGGCGAGGTGCAGGAGGCGCGAATTTCTATATACACGCAGAACAGCTATACCAAAGTGAAAAACGCGGTTGTGAAATTGCTTCTGCAAAAGGATTTTACGATAACCGATCGCAGATACATCGGTTACGAAACTGAAACCGGCTACTACCACTACAACGTGGACGTAGCCAAATACTATGAACTGGAGGAAACATAACAATGGCAACGATAGGAATGGATAAACTCTACTATGCCAAGATTACCGAAGACGAAAGCGGTCATGAAACCTACGACACGCCGAAGGTGCTTGCCAAGGCGATGACGGCGGATTTGTCTGTGGAACTTGCAGAGGCAACCCTCTATGCGGATGATGCAGCAGCGGAGGTGTACAAGGCGTTCAAGTCTGGCACTCTTTCTCTCGGCGTGGACGATCTCGCAAACGGCGCGGCCGAAGACCTTACCGGCGCACACGTGGACGATAACGGTGTTCTCGTTTCTGCGGTTGAGGATATTTCTACAGCGGTAGCAATCGGATTCCGCGCACAGAAATCCAACGGCAAGTACAGATACTTCTGGCTTTACAAGGTGCTTTTCTCGATCCCTGCGACGAGCCTTGCAACCAAGGGCGACAGCATTACTTTCAGCACTCCCACGATCGAAGGAACGGTAATGCGCAGAAACAAGCCCGACGCAAAGGGCGCACATCCCTGGAAAGCAGAGGTTACCGAGGGCGCAACCGGTGTAGCCGCAGCAACCATCACCAACTGGTATAGCGAGGTGTATGAGCCCGCATTTACCGCAACCGAAACGGAGGAATAATCTATGACAGCAGAACGCACAGCAACTATTACAATCGGTGACGAGGAGTACACTTTACTTCTCACCACCAAAGCAACCAAGGAAATCGCAGGCCGCTACGGCGGGCTTGAAAACCTCGGAGATAAGCTCATGAAGTCCGAGAACTTCGAGATGGCACTCGGTGAGATCGTATGGCTTATTACTTTGCTTGCAAACCAGACCATTCTGGTTTACAACCTCAAGAATAAGGAAAACCAGAAGGATTTGCTCACCGAGGAGATGGTGGAACTTCTCACTACTCCCGTTGACCTTGCAGCATACAAGGCAGTAATTACCGAAGCCCTCTATAAGGGTACAAAGCGAAATATCGAAAGCGAGAAAGACTCAAAAAACGTAGCAGTCGGGTAAACGATGAGGAATTGTTTACTCGACTTTTATATTACGGGCTTGCACATCTTCGCCTGACGCAGGATGAAGTTTGGATGATGCCGTTTGGCTTATTGCTCGACCTCTGGGAATGCCATAAGCAGTACCAAGGACTTGCAAAGCCGAAGCAGATACTGACCATTGACGATGTGATACCCGAAGGAATCTAAAAGGAGGTGGTGTAGATGGCAAACGATTTCGGTTTGAAAATCGGTCTTGAGGGCGAAAAAGAGTTCAAAAAGGCGCTGGCAGATATCAACCAATCCTTCAAAGTTCTTGGCTCGGAAATGAAGCTCGTCGAATCGGAGTTCGGCAAGAATAATCAGTCCGTAGAAGCGCTCACGGCGCGAAATCAGGTACTGAATAAAGAAATCGAAGCCCAAAAGCAAAAGATAGAGACTTTGAAAAAGGCTCTGGAAAACGCCTCCTCCTCTTTCGGAGAGAATGATCGCAGGACGCAGCAATGGCAGATACAGCTCAATAACGCAACCGCAGCACTCAATGATATGGAGCGCGAGGTCAAAGCGAATAACAAAGCGCTGGAGGATGCCGAAGACGGATTCGACGATGCCGCAGATAACGCGGACGAATTCGGTGATGAGGTCAAAGAAGCGGCAAACAAGAGCGATGACGCAAAGGATAAATTCGGTGGTTTAGCTACCGCGTGCAAAGCGGCAGCGGCAACAATCGCCGCAGCGTTTGCCGCCGTATCAGCCGCAGCAATCGCAGGAGCGAAAGCACTGGTGGATATGACCACCGCAGGCGCAGCGTATGCTGACGGCGTTCTCACCGAATCGACTGTTACAGGCATCGCAACAGACAAACTTCAGGAATATATGTACGCCGCAGAGCTTGTTGACGTTTCGACAGAGACGCTGACGAAATCGATGGCAAAGCAGATAAAATCCATGAAGGCCGTGCAGGACGGCACCAAACTGTCGGTGGAGGCGTATGACAAACTCGGCGTGCAGGTGCTTACCGCAGACGGCGCACTTCGTGACAGCGAGACGGTGTACTGGGAGGTCATCGACGCGCTCGGCAAAATCGAGAACGAAACCGAGAGAGACGCACTCGCAATGCAGATACTCGGTAAATCCGCCCAGGAGCTTAACCCTCTCATTGAGCAAGGCGCAGCGCGAATGCAGGAACTCGGACAGCAGGCGCATGACGCAGGATACGTCATCAGCGAGGACATGCTCGGCAACTACGGTGCGCTGGACGACCAGCTGCAATATCTATCCGTAGGAGCAACGGCAGCAAAGAACGCACTCGGTACGGTGCTGCTTCCTATGCTGACAGACCTTGCGACCGAAGGTAACGCACTGCTCGGAGAGTTCACCAACGGCATACTCGACGCCAATGGAGACATCGGAAAGATGTCCGAGGTGGTCGGCTCGGTGCTGCCGAAGGTGCTTGAAATGTTTATGGAGTTCTTACCGGAACTCTTGGAAATAGCCGGAGAGATAGTCGGATCGCTGGCGCAGGCGATCATAGACAACCTTCCGACAATTATCGACACAGCAGCAGATATTATCTTTGCACTTTTGCAGGGACTGATAGCGACGCTGCCACAAATTGTCGAAGGCGCTCTGCAGCTGGTACTCGCATTGGTGGACGGCATACTTAACAACCTGCCAATGTTGATTGACGCAGCATTGCAGGCAGTGGTCACTCTGGCAAAAGGATTGGCGGCAGCCATTCCGAAGCTGATACCCACAATCATATCGGTGGTCATTCAGATCGTAAACACGCTGATCGACAATCTTCCGATGATTTTGGACGCAGCATTACAGCTCATCATGGGGCTGGCGCAAGGCATACTTGACGCACTACCCGTGCTGATTGCAGCACTGCCCGAAATTATCATGGGCATTATAAACTTCCTGCTAGACGCAATCCCCGAAATCATCCAGACAGGAATTAAGCTAATCACATCACTGGTAGCAGCACTACCCGAAATCATAGCGGCAATTGTGGAAGCAATCCCGCAAATTATATCGGGCATCATTACAGCCGTGATGGAGGCAATTCCGCTGATTATACAGGCAGGTATCGACCTGCTCATTTCACTCATTGGAGCGCTTCCGCAGATTATAACCACCATCGTAAACGCGATCCCCGAAATCATCGGTGGCATCATCGAGGCGGTGCTTGGAAATATCGATAAGATCATCATGGCAGGCGTTCAGCTGTTCGTCTCGCTCATTCAGAACTTGCCGAAAATAATCGTGGAAATCGTCAAGGCGGTACCGCAGATTATTGCAGGCATCGTTCAGGCATTCGGCAATCTCATGTATAAGATTGTCGACATCGGCGGCAATATCGTCAGCGGACTCTGGGAAGGCATCCAAGGTCTTGCAAGCTGGCTGTGGGATAAGGTCAGCGGATGGATTTCTGGCATCTGGGACGGCATTTGCGACTTCTTCGGAATTGCGTCGCCCTCCAAAGAAATGGGCTGGGTTGGCGAAATGCTGGTGGAAGGCTTGGCAGGCTCTATCAACGATAACGGCAAAGACGCAGTCAAGGCCGCAGAGGGCATGAGCAACGACATCACCGATGTGATGCAAGGTCTGGCAAAGGACATGGAAACCTCCATTCCGACGGATTTCGACATTTCCGCAAATGCCAATGTAGCGTCGACAATGGCTGGATCGTCGCTGGCACCGGCAAACGCAGGATACGGCGGATTCACAATGGAGACGTTCATGACAAATGTCGTTACGGCTCTGAAGGAAGCGGTTGACAGTCTGGCTTTTGGCGGCGACTTGGTAATCCCTGTTTATGTAGGCGGCACCATGCTGGATGAAGTAATCGTAACAGCGCAGCAGCGCGTAAGTTTGAGAAGTGGAGGTAGATGATCGTGCATACACAATATATTATTTTCAACGGCGAAAATCTGCCTTCGCCCACCAACTACAA